ATTCCACGCCCTCAGGTTGAAGTCTTGCTATCGTGTGGAGTACGGATGCCAAGGAGGAAACAAAAAAGCCGGTTACTACTGCCCTCGGTGGAAACCCTTAGGATTTGAACCAAGGGCGAGAGCATGAGTAACCGGCCTTCACTTGTCGCTTTCCACGGCAACGAAATGGAGTGTCTAGGATTTCTGTGGACTTGTCAAGCCCCTACAAACCACTCGGGTTTGATGACCATCAGTTGATAGACGCGGCCTTGTGGCATCTGCTTCCACTGGTTCACTGCGCCCCTGGACACGCCCAGTATCCGAGCCAGTGCAGCTTGAGAACCCGCCCGTTTGATCGCCTCTTCTTTGGTCATCCGTACAGTGTACTCTACATTCACTGGCAATGGGTTAGGGTAAGTCCCTATGAAAAAGTCTTGTGTGGCGTTAAGTTAACTGTACAATCCAACCCCATGCCGCAGCATCCCGCAGCGGTCTTTAAGGAGAGAAGATGAGTATCGAGAACCTTTTGAAACTTGATGTTAGCAAGCGCATTGAGAAGAAAAATAACCTGTCTTACCTGTCTTGGGCTTGGGCCTGGGCTGAAGCACTAAAGGTCGATCCAACGGCCACTTTTAAGGTAGAGACATTCAAGCGCGATCAGTACACCGAAGAACCATTCATGACTCTTCCAGGTGGCACTGCTCTGGTTTGGGTGACTGTCACCATGTTCGGCAAGCCAATGACTTGCCAACTTCCGGTGATGAATCACAAGAACCAAGCCATCTCCAATCCAGATGCTTTTCAAGTAAATACAGCCATCATGCGCTGCATGACTAAGGCGCTTGGCCTTCATGGTCTCGCGTTGTACATCTATGCCGGTGAAGACCTTCCAGAAGGCGCACCATCGCCCAAAGATGTAGAAGACGAGGCTTTTGAAGAGAAGCATCTGGAGGCATTGCGTGAGGCCTCATTAAATGGCATGAGCGCACTGGAGGCTGCATTCAAAGAAATCCCTGTCTCAGCCGCCAAGTCCAGGTTCTGGGCAAAGCACCAAGCCAGCCTGAAAGAAGCTGCCAAGCAGGAGAAAGCAGCATGAAAGAAACCAACACAAACGAAACCTATGCCACATGGCAGTCCAAGTACGGGGACTATGCCAACAGCATGACGCTGCGCGACTATTTTGCTGCCAAGGCGATGCAAGGTGCAGTAGCAAGCTGCACAGCACCCCTATATATTGAGCCATCAATCTGTGCGCCGTGGGCTTACGAAATGGCCGATGCAATGCTGAAAGCGAGGCAGTCAAATGGATGAGCAGCGCACCGACGAGTGGTTCCAGCAGCGTCTGGGGAAAGTCACCGCCAGCAATCTGCATAAGGTTCTTGCCAAGACCAAAACCGGCTACGGTGCTGATCGCGGACACTACATGACCCAGTTAGTTCTAGAGCGCATCACCGGCAACCGAGCAGACGGCTACACCAGTGCGGCAATCCAGTGGGGCATTGAGCAAGAGCAGTTCGCCAGGGCTGCATACGAGGCTTATAGGGGCGTTCTAGTCGAGGAGGTGGGGTTTATCCATCACCCAAACATTGCGATGGCTGGAGCGTCTCCTGATGGCCTTGTAGAGGGTGGCATGGTCGAGATCAAGTGCCCAGAATCCAGGACCTTCCTGGAAGTCATGCTTTCCAGCAATCCGGTGGAGTCAAAGTACTTTGCTCAGATGCAGTGGCAGATGCGCTGCGCTGACCGGCCTTGGTGTGACTATGTTGTATTTGACCCACGGTTTCCACCGAAAGCCCAACTGTTCATCGTTAGGGTAAATCGGGATATTAGGTGGATTGAAGAGGCTGAAACTGAGGTCAAGAAGTTCTTGGCTGAAGTGGATGAAAAAGTGCAAGCGTTGAAACAGAAGATTGGAGAATGAAATGAGTAAAGTTTTGAAAGAGATTACCTGCGTTGTTGGCGACTACAAAAACTCTCAGGGAGAAACCAAGAAACGGTACAGCCGCATTGGCAGCATCATTGACACCAAGAACGGCCCGATGCTCAAGATCGATAGCATCCCGCTCAAAGAGGGTGGCTGGGATGGCTGGGCTTACATCAACAACCCTAAGAAGGAAGAGGAAGAGCGCAAGCCAGTTCGTCAGGCTCCTGACATTGATGACGCAGACCTGCCGTTCTGAACATGAACAGCGCCCGACTCGATAAAAGTGATCGGCTGAACAGGGTGTTGAAGTTGCTGGAAGTTGGCGGTGAATTCAGCACCCTGGACATCATCAGACATGCGAATGTCTGCGCTGTCAACTCAATCATCTCAGAGTTGAGACAAAACGGCATCAACATTGCCTGCCAACGCAAAGGCCCTTACTGGTACTACACACTGGAGAAATCATGAACCATCACACGATGCAAGTCAAAGTCAAAAACGGAGAGCAAAACGTCTTCGTGTCCTTGCTGCAAAACAAGATCCTGCTGTCAATCTACGCCCTCAACGGCAGCATGAACATTTCTCTGGATCAAGGACAAGTCGAAGAGTTGATCGAAGCCCTGGAGCAAACCCAAGCCAAAGTTAAAGAGGTGACAGCATGAAGAAGTTTTTTGCAGCCATTGGAATCGCCCTGGTGACCACCGGAGCCTGGGCATCTTGTTCTACCCATACCTACACCATGAATGGACGTATGGTTACATGTACGACCTGCTGTTATTTTGGCAACTGTACAACCAACTGCTTCTGATCAATGGCCGAAAGCGGATGCTGTGCTCTAGCGACGATCCAAGTGCTCGGCTTCCAAGCAAAGCACAGACGCAGCGAGTAGGCCACCTTTTTATGAACCCATTCGACAAAGACTACAAGGCGCAACTGTCGTTCAGAGACCTAGAGACTGATAGGAAACGCTCTTATCAAGCCTCTAGAGTTCTCAACGACAAGCGCAAGACAGGCGTAGAGCCTTATCCATCACTGGCCTCCAGAGTCGGGGCTTTTGAGGGCATCAATCCTCGCAAGGTAACGGTAGAAATGCCAAAGATGAAGAAGAGTCGCAGATGAACATCGAAGCAAAAGAAATTGACGGTGAGCTTTGGATCAAGGCCTCAGATCACCATAAAGCCCTTAAGGATGCGAAACGCCCTTGGGTTGGACTGACTGACTCTGAAATTGATGAGTGGGACTATGACGTTCGAGATGTCGTCATGGACACTGAAAAGCTGCTCAGGGACAAGAACACATGATCCACAAAGAAATCGTAGAGCTTTGGCGCAAGCACCAGGAGGTACATGAATTCGCCCAGGCAGTCGAGGCTATTGTTCGGGCCGATGAGCGAGAGGCAGTGTGCCGCATCGTTACTGGCCTGTGCATCAGCGACAACAACGCTGAGGAAATCAATCGTGCCATACGAGCAAGGGAGAAAGCATGAAAGAAGACATTATCAAGCTGGCTCAAGAGGCTGGAGCTTATCGACTGGTAGACGCTAATCAAGGATCAATGGTCTGTCTATCTAACGCCACTCTTCAGCGTTTCGCCTCAGTCGTTGCCAACCGCTGTGCCGACATCGCATACGAAGCCGAGCCATACCACTCTGCCGACCTCATCAGAAAGGCTTTTGGAGTAGAAAAATGTTAAGCATCTTAGACCCGAAATTCAGGTATATTCCTGCCGCTGCAACAGACGTACAGCAAACATGGAGAAAATTCGGATGGAGTCCACCCAGTGAAATGCCCCGTTTGCGAAACATGGACGACAGTAGAAAGAACGAGCCAGAGAAACGGGTTGATCTACAGACACAGAAAATGCGGCAACGAGCATGATTTCCACACAGAAGAACGCCCAATCCCAAAAGCCAAGCACGGAGGTGCACGATTTCGCAAGCTGGAAGACAGACCAGTTGATCCGGTTCGCTCACGAATCCCTACAGAAGATCAATGACCTGGAAGATCAAGTCTCCCACATGAGGCAAGATCTGCGCTCTGCTCTACAGGCCTATCGCGCCATAGTGCAAGAGCAAGAGACTCAGAAGGCTCAGAAGGCCTCTACGTCTATCACCTGACCCCTGAACTCTATCTTGTCGTGTGCGTATCGATGCACAAGCTCTGGCCACAAAAGCCTACCATTGTGGATCGTTAGCACAGCAAAGCCCGACCTCCAATTCGCTGGATTGTCTTCCATGTAATCCGTGAATTGGGGGCCGTCAATCTCGGCAAGAGTGCCCGTATCCACACCGAACCTCACGCCGTTGTAGTCAGAAAACGGAGTGACCTTGAGGCTGTGCAAATGGCCCGTAACCACGCTAATTCCAGCGTTGACAGTGTTGTTGTGGGTGGCATGAACGCCGTTCTTGAAGCGGTGCTTGACAACCACCTCGTCTGTTGGCCAGCACGATTT